ATAATTGCCATGTGTTCTTTCTGGGATGTGATGGTTGGATGGAGTCAGGCCAGCGTTAGCTGACCTGAGCCTCAGTCTCCAGAATCTGGTCGCAGGTGCGAATCGGGATGCCCTGGAAGGCAGTGACGCGCTTGCCGTCAAAGGTCTCCAGAGTGATCTGGTTCGACGCCTTGTTGAGCGCCTGGATGTCCAGCATCTCGCGCACCGTGCGCGAAACGTAGAACACCGGACGGCCCATCGACAGGCTGGGAACGCGGTGAATCGCCTTGATCATCAGCTTGGTGAGGTCAGCCGCGCCAGTTTCCGAAGCAAGGTTGCTCACGTCGATGTTGCAGATACGGACCAGATAGCGCCAGTCACGAACCACCAGACCGCACTTCCAGGTCCAGTAATCCACGAAGGCACGCATCATACCAGCCGAAACACCAGTCGAGGTCTGGACCATTTCCACGCCGCGATCCTCATGGGCGAGACCCATGGTGGAACCCTGCGGATAGATGCCGGTCACGGTATTCGGACCCCACACCGACAGCCACACCGAAGTACCATCGCTGCCGCTAACCGTGCCAGCGTTGATGATGTTCTGAGCCTGCTGGCCGCCACCTGAGATCACGTTGTAGCGCGGGGTGAAGCCGGTGAAGCTCTTGGGGTCGGTGGCAACGTTGCCGTAGAAGAGGGTCTGAACCATCTTCTGGTTCATCGCTTCGATGAAGGCGCTGGCTTCCGACAGGCGGAAGGAGTCCGAGTTACCATTCAGCTTGGCGAGTTCCACATCAACGGTGGACATGGCATCGAGCATCGCGCAATCTTCGGTGATCTGCGCGGTCGTGCTTTTGCTGGGGCTGATGCCTTCGTTGAGGCCACGGAACTGAACAGTCGGGAGGCCCGAACGAACGGTCGTGCGGTGGCCGGTCGGCAGGTTGCCTTCCATCCACGACATATCCTCCAGCACGGGATTCTGCTGCGCGAGCAGTTCCACGATGGCGGCGACTTTGTTACCGGGGTCCAGCCGCGATGCGAGATCGGTCAGCGTGGGGTTGTTGGTGGCGAGGACGGCCATAGGTTATCCTTGTGATTTGGAACCGTAGATGATGGATGCGAGATCGCGTGGTTTCGGCTTATCCGACCCTTGCTTCCCGTCGTGGAACTTGTCGTCAGACATTGCCTTGCCAGCCCGCGCAAAAATGCGGATCAGTTCGGGGTGATCGCCCAGGCCAGACGAATCCAGGGCGCTCTTCAACTCATCGCTGCCGTACTTGGCAAGAAAGTTCTTGGCAGCCTTCACGCTGGCGTCAAAGGATTGACCGCCGATCTCTTTATCGTTCTTCACCGCATCAACCCACTTGGAGCGGGCAGCGGCGAAGTCCTCAGTGTTCTTCTTGTGAATGCTCTGAGAAATACCATGCTCGCGCTCAAGGAGCTTCTGAGCAGCTTCGGGCGTGATCTTGTGTTCGCGGGCGAACTTCTCGACCTCTGCCGCGCTTTCCTTGGCATAGCCATCGGGAAGCTTGAACTCATACTTGACTTCCGCTGGAGCAGCGGCAGGAGCAGCGGCAGGAGCAGCCGCCGCAGGCGCGGGTTCGGCTTTCGCCGGAGGATTACCTCCAGCATCTCCGGTCTTTTGTTCAGTGATGAGTGTGTCACTCATTAGTATCGCCTTTCATGGTATGCATCTTTACAACTGTCAACGGTCTAATTATCAGACCGGGTGCTAGATGCAACCTCTGAATCACGGCGAGCGGCGGCTTCCTCTTGGGCAAGATTCAAGAGGCGAGGACAGATTTGGTTGATGTCATTGAGCAGTCGCAAGCCTTGGTTGCGATTCCCTTCCTTGAAGGCCATCGTCAAGGGATCAGCGGCAAAGACCGACTCAAAGACTCCAGCCTGCGCGAGCAGCTTCCAAACAAAGGCGCGACCATTGCGGTTCTCCATCACGGCCCGCAGATCCAGCGCCTCCTGGGCAAGTGTGTCACTCAGTGACTCGCTGTAGGGGGAAGGCTTATCTTCCATTAGGGGGAAATGCCGGTTTGCTGGCGAACGAGATCAGTCAGGGCGGACTGACGGGAAGTGTCAGTCTGTGAAAGTACCTGGGCGGTCTGTGCCGTTTGTGCAGCTTGTTGCTGCGCTTGTTGCTGCGCCATCGCTTCGGCCCGTTTCTTCCGCAGCGCCATAACTTCATCCTTAGCAACCGTGACTCGCGGGCTGACGCCAAGCATGTCAGCGTACAGATCGATGGTGCTATCGGTGTCGATGTTATCCAACGCCTCTGGACGCGCTCCACTAATGTTGCCGACAAAGCCCATCAGACGTTCGATGCTGGCAATGCCGCTCATGCGCTGGGCCTGGGCCAAGACGCTGACGTACTCGATCTTGAGCGTCTGGTGCTGCAACACCATTGGAGGCGGCGGAAGTGCATTGCGCTCCCACATGATGTCGAGAACTCGATCAATCAGATTGTTGAGCAATTCGTTGTCGAGCTTCTCAAGCACTGGACCGAGAATCAGCATCTTCTCTTCCTGCTTGGCGCGGATCTCTTCCGCAGTCGCAGGCTGACGCTGACCAGTGGTGGCGAGCATGAGGAACAGATCCTCGTACATACCACGGCGAATGCGCTGCTGATGCTCCATGATCGAGCCTTCAACACTGCGCGTATCGAAGTTGACTTGGAAAGCTGGGCGGAACGCATCAGTCCCACCAGCGCCTTCAACGAAGGTGATGTCGCCGGGGAGCAGGCTGGCCTTCGCATTCCGCATGCTGGCAGGCGCAACCATCGGCGGGTTGACCTGCTTCTCGATAGCCTGTGCTTTGCGCTTCTGGAGGACTTGTAGCGCCTTCACATCACCGATGACTTCCATCGCTGGGCTGATCCCGTACACATCTTCCGTGCTGCTGGTGAACCAACGGGGGGCGACTACCGGGAATCCATCAAAGCCGGATTCGCTCAGGTAGGGCGGATAATCCCGATCACCGTACTTGGATTTTCCGGTGTTCTCGTAGTAGCAGGACGAGAACCGCTTGTAACGGGCATCGAGCTTTTCGGGATCATACAACGGATTAGGCCGCACGATATGCACTACTTCGCGCCATGCCTCGCCTTGGCCCGACTCCACCTGTTGGCGCACATCCGATGAGCAGTTCTTCTTGCCGAATCGCTCAACCAGTTGGCGACAGGTCATGTTGTATTTGCGGGCGAAGGTATCGACAATGCCCTTGGAATTGTTGGCAAGCATGTAGCTGCCAACCGGGAAGACTTGGCAACGAAACGTCTTTTCGTCGTCTTGCAGAATCGCCATCGCGGAGGTTCCAAACACTCCGAGATCGCTGTAGATCATCGCCAAGCTGTCATAGAGATTGGTCGAGACGAACAACTCACGCAGCCGGTTCTCAACATCAGAGAGCCAGTCTTTGACGCTATCGTTGTCCTTGAGTGACGGGTCGCTGGTGGTCAGCCGGAACCAGGGGCGAGTCGGGCTGGTGATGCCAGACATCATGCCCGAAGCAAGGGTACGGGCTGAGAACGTCGCCGTTGAGTCAATAATGCTGAGATTGCGGCGATCCCCGCGATTGGAGTCCGAGAGATTGAACTTCGGGCGATAGGGCAGGATGAAGTCCGCAAGGTCACGCCACTGCGTCATCCACGATGACCGCTCGTTCTCAAGCTGCGAGAGCAACAGATCGTCAGCCCGACGACGTTCCTCAACCTTGGTAAAATCAATCGTCCCGCCGGTATCGCCCAGGATCATCGGTTAGCCCCCCAGCAATGTCTTTGGTGCCGTAGACGGATTGCCGGGGACGCCAAGCGGGGAGGTCAGGATCGTGCCAGCGCGGCCAGTCGAGGCGAGCGCACGACGGCGTTGATCATAGACCGCCGCCACATCGGGGGCAGCCGGGGTCTTGGGTACTTCCGGTGCCTTGGGCGCATCTGGAAGGCTAGGTTTCTGCATCGCTTGGTAGACCGATGCGCCAGCGGCGGCAGTTGCAGCGAGCGCGGTAATAACCGGGGCAGAGACAGCCATATCAATGATCCTTGTCGAGTCGCTTAGAACAGATGATGTCTTGCTTCTCATAACCCATGCGGGCTAGGAGGGGCGTCCAATCATGGTTGACCTTGACATGGTGCATCACGACTTGGCACCCTTCATTCCGCAGGCAGGCATCCCCGTATTCGATCAACCCACGACCGACCCCGCCCTTGCGGTACTCAGGCAGCAGGAAGATCACATCGTTGCTGGCTTGCAGGCTGCCACGATAATGAATCGATGGGCGCATGAAGAACGCATTGTACCCAACCAACCTGCCATCATCCCGTGCGGTATAGACCCGCATCCC